GACAAGTTCCTTGTCAACCCAATGGATATACCTTTTGCTTTTGGTCATCCATTTGTTATGTTGCGCAACTATGAAATCCCAGAATACTTTTATACGATGGGTGAACTAGAAGCAATTGAACCATTGCAACTTGAATTAAATCAAACTCGTACACAGATGATGAATCACCGTAAACGATTCTCACGCAAATGGTTGTACAAAGAATCCGCTTTTGATGCTGATGGTCGTTCTGCTCTTGAATCAGATGAAGACAACGTAATGGTTCCGGTAATTTCGGAAGAACCAATTAGCAGTGTTGTTGGACCAATGCCAGCAGTTATTAGCCCACCAGAGTTCTACAATCAATCAGAACTTATCTCACAGGATATTGACCGTGTGTCCGGTGTTTCGGAATATCAGCGTGGTGGTTTGCCTGAAATCCGTCGTACCGCAACCGAAGCAGCAATCTCTCAAGATGCTGCCAATGCCAGGTCTTCGGATAAGTTGGCTATTATCGAGCGAGCAATTGCAGATTGCGCTCGTCGTCTAGTTATGCTTGCACAGCAATACATGACTGGTGAACAGGCTGTGCGTGTTATTGGTCAGTCACAAGAACCAGTATGGATGAACTTTGACAGAGATTATCTGCAAGGTGAGTTTGACTTTGATGTTGAGGGTGGTTCAACTGCCCCAGTGAATGAGTCATTCCGTCGTCAGATGGCACTTCAGGTTGTGGATGCTATGGCACCGTTTGCTGGTGCTGGAATTGTAAACATGCCTAAGTTGGCTAACTACGTATTGCAATACGGTTTTGGTATTAGGGATGCTGCCTCATTTATCCAAGAACCTCCTCCACCTCCACCAATGGCTCCAGAGCAAGGTGGTCCCCCACAGGGTCCACCACCTGAACAGATGCCACCTGAGATGCCACCACAGGGTCTTCCTCCTGAGGCGATGGCTGAAGGAATGCCACCTACTGGTGGTATGCCGATGCCATCTAATATCCCACCAGAGATATTGGCTCAACTTCTAGCCAATGGTGCGTCACTTCCAAACACCCAAATGTAACGATAAATCCATAACTATAGAGCAACCCCTTGAAAGGACTCCATGAGTGAAGTAGTAAGCAATGAATCAATAGAAGAAGTTATCCCTGAGGTGGAACCTGAAGGACAAATAACTGAAGCAATTGAAGAAATTGAAAGTCTTAGTGAGCAGGAAATTGAAATGCTTCCTGTTGATGAGTTCGGAGAGAAGTATGTTTCCGTTCAGGTCAATGGTGAAGAAGTTCAGGTTTCTCTCAAAGAGGCGCTTTCTGGATACCAGCGTCAAGCGGATTATACCCGTAAGACACAGGAACTCAGTGAGCAAAAGCGACAGGTTCAGTTTGGTGCCGCTTTGCAAGAAGCCTTGCAAAACGACCCTAATGGAACACTTAGTTTGCTTTCTCAACATTATGGCACAGTACAACAACCTTCCGAAGAGGAAGAAATGTACATGGAGCCTTACGAGAAGCAATACAAATTGTTGGACCAAAGACTTCAGGCTTTCGAGAAAACGAAAGCATTGGAAGATTTGGAAAGAACAGTTTCGTCGCTTCAAACACGATACGGCTCTGACTTTGATGCCAATGAAGTTGTCTCCCGTGCTTTAGCAATGGGGTCATCTGATTTGGAAGCAGTTTACAAGCAAATTGCGTTTGACAGAATTTATGAGGATGCTTCGGCTGTTCGTCAAATCCGTGAGAAAAAAGCGGAAGAACAAACAAAGACTATCCAAGCAAAACGTCAAGCGTCTGTTGTGAGTGGAAGTGCTAAAGCAGTTAGTGCTGATGTATCGGCAAAACCAATTACATCATTGCGAGAAGCATTTGAGGCTGCAAAGCGTCAACATGCTTAACGCTTAACTTAAGGAGAAAATAATATGGTCGCTGCAAACAGCAACTTTGATAATCTATTAACAACAACCCTTGCGAATTACCGCAAGACCCTCACAGACAACGTGTTCACTGCACGTCCTTTGACTTACGCCCTTATGGAAAAGGGTCGCATTCGTATGCTTAACGGCGGTACGAAAATTGTTGAGCCACTGATTTATGGTCAGAACTCAACTGTTGGTTCGTACTCAGGTTACGATTCAATTGCGTTGACTCCACAAGAAGGCATCTCTGCTGCAGAGTTTGATTGGAAGCAGTACGCTGCTTCGATTTCAATCAGTGGTATTGAAGAAGCCAAGAACAACGGTGAGCAAGAAATCATCAACTTGTTGGAAGCAAAAATTATGCAGGCTGAAGAGTCCATGCGTGAATCCTTCAACACGATGTTCTTTGCTGATGGAACTGGCAACAGCGGAAAAGACTGGAACGGCCTTGGCAACTTGGTTGAGTCTGGCAACACCGTTGGTGGCATTGACTCCAACACTTACACATGGTGGAAGTCTTACGAGGAAAACACTGCAACAGCATTGACTCTCGCACAAATGGCAACTGCCTACAACAGCGTTTCGGTTGGTAATGACCACCCAGACGTGTTGTTGACAACTCAGACTTTGTTTGAGAAGTACGAAGCATTGCTTCAACCACAACTCCGTTACACGGACACTAAGACTGCAGATGCTGGTTTCCAGAACCTGTTGTTCAAGGCTGCTCCAGTAATGTACGATGTGCATTGCACCGCAGGAACGTTCTACTTCTTGAACAGCAAGTACATCACTTTGGTTGGTCACTCAGACAAGTGGTTCTCACAGACCTCGTTCATTTCGCCAGAAGACACAGATGCACGCTATGCGCTCATCATGTGCTACGGAAACTTGACTGTACGTAACCGTGCAAAGCAAGGCAAACTGACCGCTAAGACAGCCTAAGTTAATCACTAGAAAACAAGGAGAAATATTATGCCACTTACAGCAAATAGTACAGCAGGTGCTCTTACACGCAAGCGTGTAGAGGCATGGGCTGCTAAAGAAGAAAAGGTAACTGTTGTTGCAGCAACTGATGCAGCAACCACACAATCAGCAGACACACTTGCTGGTGCTGGTGAAGTAGTTTACACGATGACGCCAACGGCTGGTCGTGCTTTGACTACTCCAACAGGTGCACAGTTGGGTACAGCATTTACAGACGAGGCGGTCGGTTCAAGTTTCCGATTCTCGGTTGTTAACCTTGCTGCATCTACTCATGCAATTACCTTGACTGCTGGTGCTTCCGGTGTAACGCTTGTCGGTTCGGCAACTGTTGCAGCAGCAAGTTCAGCATCGTTTGTCGCAGTGTTTACTGCAGCAGACACGGTATCAATTTACCGCAAGTAAGTAATCTGATTCGGGGAGTGGAAGCCACATTCCACTCCCCAAATCTATTTAATTTCAGGAGTTTTGCATGGCAATGAAAAAGAAAACTGTTTCAAAAAAACCAAAAATTGATAGTAATGGCAATGCAGAAAACACAAAAGACAATTACCGTCTTGGAAACAGGAGTGGAAGAGCCGCACAAAGCGGATATCTTCAACCACCAATTAATTCCATGGGTGGAAAAGGTAGTAAAGAGGGAAATTTAAAAGCGTGGAGTCAGGGTGTCAAAGATGCAGGGTCTAGAACTTCTGCACCATCAGCACGTAGTGGTCCATCAGCAGGTGGACAAAGTTCATTGTACGCTCGTCTAACAGGCGGCGGATTAAAGAGTCAGGGGAGATAATGCCATACAATTACAGTCAATTAGATAGTCATGCAAGTGCCACTCCAAAGTCTGGAACTGTTACAGCACCAGGTTTGTATGGCAAAAGTTCAAAACCAGTTAAGCAAGATAAGAATTACAAAGTTCGTCCAAACTCAGATAAGACAGGAAAATAATTATGCCACAAGCACCAGAACCAAAGAAGCCAGCAAAAAAAGCAGCAAAGAAACCAGACTTTAAAGTCGGTGGTTCATATCGTTCGGGTCGCACCATTCAGGGTGCAACCGGCACCAAGAAGCGTGTAGACCGTGCTGGTGCTGCTCGTGAAGGTATGGGTTCAAAGTCTGGTGGTCGTGCATCAACTCCAGGTGGTTTTGGTAAGACAATGCCACGCAAGTCTGCTGCAGGTCGTGGCAAAGGTGGAGAGATGATGGGTTCAAATAAGAGTTCATCTGCTCAAGCAGGTAAGTATGCACCAAAAAAGAAAAGTTCTCCAAGAGGTTCAAAGTATTAAGTAGGTAACAATTCCGCCTATTGGTATGAACCAATCGGCAAAACTTGCACACACTTTATACGGGGAGCCAACTACTAAGCACTCCCGTCTTGCCCACGCAGAAGGCGCACGCCTTGCTGCTCCATCAGGTCCTTATATTGGACGCAATCGTTGCACAGCCAACGATGACACTTGTGAGGGTCCAAAAGCCCGTGGGACAGATTTCTGTATCGGACATCTAAGGAATAAGGGTCAGGCTTAATGGCTATAACACTTACAACATTGCGTTCTCAAGTCAGAGATATGGCTGACCTTGATGCAACCGATTTGTCTGACGCTGTTATTGACCAGTTTGCTCGTGAAGGTTTCCAACGCATTTATGCGCTAGAACGTCGTTGGCCCATTTTGCAACAATCATACACATTTAGCACTGTTGCTGAAC